CGGAGAGCGGCGTCGACGGCATCGTCCTGGACCGCTTCGGCAACCCGGTGCATTATTGGATGTTGAAGGAGCACCCGGGCGATTGTGGAAGCTGGGCGAGTGCCATTACACGTGTGGACGCTTCCTCGATGCTGCACTGGTACCGGATGGATCGGCCGGGTCAGCATCGCGGCGTGTCCGAGCTGACTCCGGCGTTGGAGCTGTTCGCGCAGTTGCGGCGCTACACGCAGGCCGTTCTGACGGCGGCCGAGACGGCGGCCGATTTCGCCGCGGTTCTGTACACCGACGCGCCGGCGGACGGCGAGGCCGAGGAGGGCAACACGTTCCTGCCGGTCGAGCTCGAGCGCGGGATGGCGACCACGCTGCCTGACGGCTGGCGGCTCGGGCAAGTCGAAGCCGTTCAGCCGACGACGACCTACAGCGAGTTCAAGCGAGAGATTCTCAACGAGATCGCGCGCTGCCTCAACGTGCCGTACAACATCGCGGCCTGCAATTCGTCTCAGTACAACTTCGCGTCGGGCCGGCTCGACCACCAGACCTACTTCAAGTCGATCGAGGTGGAGCGTGCACACCTCGTGCAGCGGATTCTGAATCCCATTCTGCGTGCCTGGGTGGCTGAAGCGATGCTGTTGAGCGAGTTCGCGGTGTTGCGGCGGACGAGCGGAAGGCTGCCCCACACCTGGTTCTTCCGCGGGCGCGAGCACGTCGATCCGCTCAAGGAGGCCAACGCCCAGGCGAGGCGGCTTGAGAACCGCACAACGAACCTGGCAATAGAGTATGCCAGGGAGGGCCGCGACTGGAAGGTGGAGGTGAAGCAGCGATTGGAAGAGGAAGAATTCATTCAGAGGCACTTGCAGGAGTTGACCAATGCCGATACCGAAGCCGCGTGAGAATGAATCGAACAAGGCATTCATGCGGCGGTGCATGGATGACGAGACGATGAGGCGCGAGTACCCGAACGCGGATCAGCGCTATGCCGTTTGTGCGACGCAGTTGAAAGCGGCCGGCGACGAGAACCGTCCTGCGTTCATCACGCTCGAGGGTGAGGAGCTGGAAATCCAGGCGGCCGCGGGCGACGGCAGGAGCCTGCCAAGTTTCAGCATGGTTGCTTACAACGGCGGTGCGATGTCGATTCTCGGTTTCTACAATCCGGTCGTCGTCGACCTGGCGGGCGTGCAGGTTGAAGGTCAGCAGCTGCCCGTGCGCCTGGGTCATGATTCGACCCGCGGGGTCGGGCATACCACGAAGATCGAAATCCTCAAGGGCAGGATCAAGGCGGCAGGGTTGATTTCACGCTCGACGTCGTGGGCTCGCGACGTGGCGGAGAGCGGGAAGAACGGCTTTCCGTGGAAGGCGAGTATCGGCGTCAAGATACACAAGATCAAGTACCTGCCTCCGGGCCAGCGAACAGTTGTCAATGGCAAGTCGTTCAGCGGGCCGTTGGAGATCGTAACGAGCGGCACGCTCAAGGAAATCAGTTTCGTTGACTCGGGCGCGGACCCGACAACGTCGGTTAGTGTTGCGGCAAAAGCCGCCGAGGAGAATGCTATGGATGCTTTTGAAAAGTGGCTCAAGGCCGGGAATATCGATGTTACGACGCTGTCCGGGGATGAGAAGACGCGCCTGAAGGCTCAGTTCGATGCGGAGCAGGAGGCAGGCAATACGGCTCCGGCCGATTCGCCCGCGCCGTCGGCCGCGCCGTCGGCCGCGCCGGCCCAGGCGGCGCAGCCGGAAGCGCCGCAGACGCAGACCGAGCCCGGGCCGGCCCGTGCATCGGTCCAGGCGTCGGACGGCGGCCAGACGCCTCAGAGCTTCACGGCAGCGGCGAGCGAGTTCGTGGCCGAGACGCGGCGCCTGGCTGCTGCCGAGATGCGCCGGCACCAGGAGATCGCCAGGCTGTGCGAGAACGGGAAGTACGGCGAGATTCAGGCCCGGGCTATCGAGGAAGGCTGGGACCCCGTCCGCTGCGAGAACGAGGTCAACAAGCTCAAGCTCGAAGAGCTGCGCGCAAGCCGGCCGGCGGCGCCGGCAATCCACGCGAACAGCGTTGACCACGGCCCGCAGGTGTTCGAGGCCATCGCACTGATGGCGTCGGGCATGCCGATGTCGAGGCTCGAGGCCGCCTACCAGGCTCCCACCCTCGAGGCGGCTCAAAAGCTGCGTGGCGTGGGCATCCAGGAGTTCTGCGAGCTGGCCTGCGGGATGCAGCTGCCTCGCTTCACCCGCGACAACGAAGGGTGGCTGCGGGCGGCGTTCTCCACGACCAGCCTGCCCGGCATCCTGTCCAACGTCGCCAACAAGATGCTGCTCGAGGGCTTCAACTACGTGGAGGACACCTGGCGGAAGGTGTGCAAGATCGCCAGCGTGAACGACTTCAAGCAGCACACTCGTTACCGGATGACGGGTTCGTTCACCTTCCAGAAAGTGGGGCAGGATGGCGAGCTGAAGCATGGCACGGTCGACGAGCAGAACTTCACGCAGCAGGCAGACACTGTTCGGACTGACGCGCCAGATGATCATCAACGACGACATGGGGGCGTTCACGGACATCCCGCGCCAGATCGGCATGGGTGCCGGCGAGGCGATTGCCGAAGCCGTGTGGACGCTGCTGCTGAGCAACCCCAGCAGCTTCTTCTCGTCCGGGCACAAGAACTACCTCAGCGGTGCAGACACCGCTCTGGGTATCGATTCGCTCACGGACGCCGAAGTGCTGTTCAGCAATCAGACCAAGCCCAACGGGAAGCCGTTGGGCATCCCTCCGAGCATCCTGCTCGTGCCGACGGCCCTGAAGGTGCTCGCACAGCAGATTTACAAGTCGGTGCAGCTCAACGAGACGACCACGGCGAACAAGCCGAAGCCGAAGGACAATCCGCACGTCGGCAAGTTCGAGCCGGTCAGCTCGACGTACCTGTCCAACAGCAGCTTCACCGGCTACTCGTCCAAGGCGTGGTACCTCTTCGCCGATCCGAACCGCCTGCCGGCCCTGGAGGTGGCGTTCCTGAACGGCGTGGATCGCCCGACAGTCCAGCGTGCCGACGCCGACTTCAACCAACTGGGCGTGATGTTCCGTGGTTTCATCGATTTCGGTGTCAAGGAGCAGGACTACCGCGGCGCCGTGAAGATGAAGGGAGAAAGCTGATCCATAGAAGTCCACGCGCGGCCGCCTGAGCCCGACCTCCGCCAAGGCTTCGGTGGGTAAGCAGGATGGCGGCCGTGCGTTCACCCATTTCACCGGCGTAATCAGACAGGAGAGTTTGGTATGGCAACTGCAACCTTCGTACACGATGGTAAGTCCATCGACTACACTCCCGCCCTGGCGGTCGACGCGGGCGATGTAATCGTCCAGGGCGACCTGGTCGGCGTGGCGAAGCTCGACATCGCTGCGAACGCACTCGGCGCCCTGGCGGTGTCGGGCGTGTTCGACTTCCCGAAGTCCACCGGTTCCAGCTCGGCGATCACCGCCGGCGCGAAGTGCTACTGGGACGCCGACAACGAGGTCGCAACCACGACCGCCGGCAGCAACAAGCTGATCGGCAAGGCAGTCGCGGCGGCCGATGACGATGACGCAACCGTCCGCATCCGCATGAGCCAGTAAGCAGGCAGAGGCCAAGATGCGAGCGAATTTCATTCACATCCAGCCGTTCGTGCAGCAGGTGATCGAACGTCGCGTGCCGGGCGCTTTCGCCGAGTTCGGCGTCTGGCACGCGACCACCTTCATGCCGATGGCGGAGCTTGCGAGGCTCGACGGCCGGGTCATCCACGCCGTCGACTCGTTCCAGGGCATGGCACCGGGTACCGAGCGCGACGGCGACGCGTACCGAGCCGGCTCGCTGTCGGTTGGAGGATCGGCCGTGTTCCGCGAGCTGGCCGCGCCCTACGGCGATAGCATCCGCCTGCACGAGGGGTACGTGCCTGCGGTGCTCGACGAGATGCAGGGCGAGCAGTTCGCGTTCGTGCATCTCGATCTCGACCAGTACCGCCCGACGCTCGAATCGCTGCGTTGGCTGTGGCCGCGAATGTCGCAGTGCGGGATCATCGCCGTTCACGACTGGTTCCCGGACCGCCGCGAGCTGGCGGCGGGCGCCGTATTCGACTGGAGCCAGGAGAGCGGCGTTGGAATGACGCTGCAGACGAAGTTCAATCACGCCATCTTCATCAAGGGTGGCCCGCACGATCTGGAGGCTTAGGATGGCTCGCAGCCGGGTGACGACACACGGGCCGATGGTCAGGGCCCTGCAATCGCTGGGGCTTGGCCTGCGCCCTCGCATCCTCGATGCGGGGATGGGGGCAGGTTGCCTCGGCGAGCGGATACGCCGGGCGTTTCCGAATGCCGAGCTGACAGGTGCTGATTGCTGGCTTCGATACCTGGTCGATCCCGCCTGCCGTCAGACTGATGGTTGGCCATCGCTATCGCTGTACGACACTCTGATCGGTGGTCGCCAGGCGGAGCTGCCGGGCTTCCTGGAAGCCATCCCGCCCGGCACCTACGACGCCGTTGTGCTGGGCGACGTGCTGGAGCACCTGCAACCTCACGAGGCTCGGCACTGCCTCGACCGCGCTCGTGCGGTCGCCACGGCCGGCGTGGTCGTCAACACTCCGATCCGCGAGTTCCCGCAGGGAAGCATCTGGAACAACGAACACGAGCGACATCGATTCTGGTGGCCGCGGCGTTGCTGGGAGGCGCTCGGCGGCCAGTGGATCGGTGGCGACGATTCGGTCGGCTGCTTCCTGTTTCGCGCTCATCCAGCCGTCGAACCGCGGCTGTCTGTCGTCATTCCCACGTTCAACCGCCGCAGCTATGTTGATCTTTGCGTGCGTTCGCTGTTGCGGACCGAAGCCCCGCCCTGGCAGTTCGAGATTCTTGTGGTCGACGATGGTTCGGTGGACGGTACCGCTCAGCACGTGCGCCGCGAGTTCGGCCACCTCAACGTGCGACTCATCCGGCGCACGGTAAACATCGGCAGGCCGAACTGTCCGGGCCTTGCACGAAACGTCGGCCTTCGTGCTGCCCGCGGCAAGTGGATCGCGTTCCTGGACTGCGACGTTGTGCATTGCCGGGACCCGATCGCGGCGATGCTGAAGGTCGATCACAACGCTCATTGGCGCTGCTGGGGGACGTGGATGCTCGAGACGGCGCTCGTGGAAGGCGGCACAACGTTCCGAGGTGGTATGAATCAGCTGATCCCTGCACAGATGTGGTGGGGGACGGAACGGGAGAACCTGGTCGAGATCGGCGGTTTCGACGAACGGTTCACCGTCTACGGGGCCGAAGACCTCGACATCTACGCGAGGCTGGGCCGGCAGGGCCTGAAGATCGAGCATCTGCCCGGGCAGTACGCGGTGGGCATGTTCGCACCGCGAAACGCCGGCCCGCGCAACGTGATCGACGTTGCCCAGAACGAACGGCAACACAAGATGTGGCGCGACGATCAATCGATTGTCCGCAACCAGGGCGTTGACTGGGGGAGGCAGCATGAAGCGTGAAGGTTTTCCCTGCAAGATACACTTCATCTGGATCGGCGGACCGATGCCGCGTTGGGCGTCGGCCAACGTCGACGAGTTCCGCCGGCTCAACCCGGACCACGAGATCGCGGTCCACGGTGAGGAGGCCCTGCTCGACGATTACCGGCCGATCTATGAGCGGCTCGATGAGCTTGCCCCGAAGGCCGACCTGGTCCGATACTCGGTGCTCGAACGCGAAGGCGGCTGGTATTTCGATGCCGACACGTGGCCGTTGCGGCCGGTCGCAGACATCGAGCATGCCTACCGCCCGGACGGCCGTCGAATGATCATAGGTGAGCAGTACGACAGCAAGCACCGGCTCTGGATCAACAACGGTGCGATCGGGGTTGCTGCCGGCTGGCCCGGCTGGCCGGCATTTCGCAGGATGTTGCTGGCCACAGAACCGAGGGACCGCGTTGCGCTGGGGCCGGGCCTGCTGACTCGCTTCTGCCGGCAGCATCGCGACCTGGTGGAGGTGATCGCCCGCCCGTGGTTCTATGGCGTGGGGCCGGATTGGACCGGCAAGTTGTATCGCCAGGTGCGGCGCGGACGGATGGCGGCGTGTCGAACGGTGGCCGATACCGACGGGCAGTTTCCGTTCAGCATACACCTGTGGGCCGGCAACAAGCGAGTGGACTTGTGCGAGCGGCCGCCGACCGGCGAGAACGTGTTCGGCAGCGGCGAGCGGACGGCGCTGGTCGCCTGCACGATGAGGCGCATGCCGAGTGAGACGTCCGACCTGTGGTCGGGTGTGATTCGCGGCTTGGTGGCCCTGGGATTCCGTGTCGAGCGGCACAGCACCGAGAGGGCGTTCGATGCGGCGGCTGAGATTCCCGATG